AAAATCCCGATTGCCACTTGAAAATTTATTCGCCGCAAACTTACGTTAACTCTGTCACTTACTGAGGATCTCATGAATATCTTCTGGCTATATCAGAATCCGCTGTATGATATGTAGTTCCTTTATCGATAAAAGAATATACTCTAGCCATTGCCCATTGCTCTTTGGGTAATCTGGCGCTTCTTGGATATTTACCCATATTGGGATTCTTGCTAAAATCAGATTTCAATCTCACAGAAGATATATTGTTCTTCCATGCCCCTACGCCTCTGTTGTATACTTCTTGTAAAGCCGATTTGGGATAGCCAGACTTCTTCGCTAACTCTGCTAATGATGGATGCGTATCAGTAGACAATCCAAACTTTTTAAAAACTAAATCACGATGTGTGGGCATCTACTATAATACGATATTCACTGCAGCTCCTTCTCCACCTGTTGGATATCCGCGTATAACTGCTCTGTGCGCCCCTGGCCAGTCTCTACAGATACCAGAAGGTTACCATCTTTTTTTGTTATGCGATAAGTGCCGGACGCCATCTCCTGTGGCAGCGGTATGATGAACACACGCTGCGACGGGTATATGAGATAGTTTATATCTGTCTTGCCCGAACCCATGGCAATAGATAATAAGCGCTTCAACATATAGTAATAGTGGACATATATTTTGGGGGGGGGATGTAGAGATGTAGAGATGTAGAGTCTTAACTCTACATTGGAAACTCTACAGCTTTGAAACTTTTGGAGGGGGGTGTTTTCCCCCCCCCTTTTTTTTCCTTCTCTCCCCCAGACCTCTACTCAACTCTACATACTCTACATTATGATATAAACTATAAAATAAAAGAAGCTCCATGACGGGAAACAGGTCAATGTAGAGATGTAGAGTTGGGATGTAGAGTTGAAAGTGACTCTACAGCCGTTTTGGAGGGGGGATTTTTTGAGGGGGGGTCAATCCTTCAGATGTTCCATGGCCTGCAGTAGCAGTGATTGGGCGGCGGTCATCCCAGGTATCATTTTGGGCTCCTCTGACGTCAAAATCTTCTTTCTGACCGTCTTGCGCCCCTGGAGTGGATGGGGTAGCGGATTCTTCGTATCGAGATATATTACTTCTTGTCCAGGGAACCGAGCTGATAGTTTCCATTTGCCACCCACAGAGACGGCCTCGTAGTCATCCAGCGAATGCACTGGAGGAAACTTGGGATGCGGTTCCATCGTGTGATATACTAGCGAGAACCGATTACCAGTCCAGTCCTCCGTCTTGTGAGGTATCCGCCATCCCTCAAATAGTATCGGCTTGTAGCGGATATTGACACTCGTCTTAGTCCCTGATAGGTCCAGGGTAAGGTCCCCCCCTTGGTATGACCCGAAGCCGACGATGTAACTCTGTCCGGAGTTGTTGGCATCAACATGTTCCTCGCACTTGAAGTTCTGATTGACTTGCACAGAGGTGAAAGGGATGGGCACGTGCATCCGTCCGAACTCCATTAACAAATGGTGCAGGTAGGGATCGAACCACGACTGCCGGCTGATGTCGGCGGCCTGACTGCGCTTCCTGACCATCCCAAAGCACTGAGAGCGCCCCTTGCCGATCTTGTTACGATATTCATTCACCGCTAGGTTCTTACCCTTGAGATATTCCTCGATACGGAGAATATTGTAGGGGTCTAGTTCTGGTAATATAGTGTGCATTCTACTACTGTAGTACATATCTTACACTGCTTGTCTGCGTTAGAGTATTAGGGCCCGTTGTGTAGCCCATAGATACCACGCGTAAGAGAGGGCCTGCCGTCCACCCCACTGCCGTTCCATTAATACCAGTCAAGTTCATAGCAGATATCGGTTGAGATGCATAGGAGGATGGTTGAGGAGATATTGCCGTCCAAGATGCCGATGGGACACCTGTAGCAGATACAGGAGGAGTATTAGCAGGGACACTTCCTACTGCCGTATAGAAGATGCCGTTTGGAGTTCCACCGAAGCCAGAATAGACAACAGTCTGTCCATTTGTATAGGTAGATGTAGTATTCCAAGATAGATAGTTAGTTCCATTCGTCCAAGGATTGAAAGCGAGCACACAGTTCTGTAGAGGAATATGATTCACATCAGGATAGATGTCATAGGGGTCGCGCAGGCCCCAATCTTGAATGTCAGGAGTCCCAACGCCTGTCTGATTTGTGACACGTGGAGCATCATAGGCGTACAAGAGGTAGGTGAATCCAGCATAGAGATTTACTCCAGTCTGGCCGCTATTAACTCCAGCACTGTTAGAATATGCCCAGCGTGTGTTGTAGAAGCCACTGGTAGGGGGATTAGCATCGTCATAGGAATATAGATTCAGACCTATGATGCCAGCCGTGTAGATGTTCGTATTGACCGCCGGCTGAACCAGAGCCCATACACTCTGGATCCTATCTTGAGCAGGATTCGTGGTGTATTTTCTATAGGGTAGAGCAGCAGCAGGGGCGGAGAAGCGTGGATTATACATATACCAGTTAAACCCAGCATTACCGACTGGCTTGGTGTATAACCAGCAGGGCGTTCCATCTGGCGTTGTAGAAGATGTAGGTGGAGTAGCATCTGGAACGATCGCTGTCGCTGGTGAAGTATTATTTGCGGCCAGCGCGATAGTATCAGACGTGAGTGGAAGAGCAGGGAAAATACCGAGCTTGTTCTGGATACCCTCTACATTGAAATACGTCGAGCCAGTAGGACCAGTAGCTCCAGTAGGACCAGTAGGACCTGTAGGGCCAGTTGGTCCAGGAGTAGCAGAAGCAATAACTGCTAAAATAATCGGGTGATTGTTTGCGAAGTTAGGACTACCACCACTCCCAACTAATGTTATCGGATATTCAACATACCCAGAACCAGTATTGGGTATAGGAGTTCCACTCACTAACCACGTTTGATAGTTATCTGACACATTCGCATCCTGAATGATTAGTTGATTTCCTTGCTGAACTAGATTCAAGAATATATCGATATCATCTCCATTCTGGTCAATATGGCTGACTCTAATATAAGTTGAAGCAATTTGAGTAGCAAAGTTAGACCAAGAAATATGACCAGTGCTTGGCGTTGCTCCGTTATCTGCTCGATAGTTATAATAGGAAGACGAAGAACCATTTGCTCCAGCAGGTCCAGTAGGGCCAGTAGACCCAGTAGGCCCAGTAGGCCCTGTCGCTCCGAACGCACCAGCAGAAATCCCATTGATGCTCGATACAATGAACGCGTTCGCCGAGAGGTCGTTCATAATGATAGACTGCCCATCGCATGTGATGTACTGGGCGATCTCTGCCCCAACAGCTCTGCTACCACAGACGGCCAGCTGACCCACCGCCAAGTTGTCCCAGTTCAAAACCTCATTGGTCAGTGACAGAGTTTTGGAAGGGGGATTGGGGGATGGGTTGTTGACAAAGTTAATGCCCATAGCCACTAAATCAACACCGAAGTCTGACTTGTTGAACTGGGTATAGGAGTTGCCACCGATAGTGCTGTAGGCGTGCGCAAGAATAGCTCCGGGAACGTAAGTTAGTAGCCCACCACTCTGTGTCGCGAGCGTTGATGGAAAGGGGAATGACATCTCTACTGACAGGCGATTTTATTTTACTGCGGCAGTGTGGCGATCCAGCTGAAGGGAGCACTAACGGTTCCTACTGCTGTGAAACCATTTGTAGTAATAGACGTAAAACCAAGAGCATTTGCGAAGCCACTGCCCTGATAGGTTCCAACGACAGCAGGGATAGCAGACATAGGAGATGAGAATGTCACGACGAGGTCTCCTTCTCCACTTATCACCGCATCTCTGGCAGCACGGATTTCGATAGCGGCACCAGCACCAGTAGGGCCAGTAGCTCCAGCAGCTCCAGTAGCCCCTGTTGGTCCTGCACCAGTAGCGCCTGTCGGTCCAGCACCTGTAGGGCCAGTAGCACCATCAGCACCAGTAGGACCAGTGGCTCCAGCACCAGTAGCGCCTGTCGGTCCAGCACCTGTAGGGCCAGTAGCACCAGCTCCAGTAGGGCCAGTAGCACCATCAGGTCCAGTAGCACCAGTAGCACCAGTAGCACCAGCACCAGTAGGACCAGTGGCTCCAGCACCTGTAGGACCAGTAGGACCGCCAGCTGGACCGGTAGCACCACCAGCACCTGTAGGACCAGTAGGGCCGCCAGCTGGACCAGTAGCACCTGTAGGCCCACCAGGAGTCACCCACAGAAGACGGCCGCTCGCGTCTGACACCATCAGCACCTTCCCAACGGTTCCCACAACGCCCGTGGTATCACGAATGGCAAAAGGCTTGATAGTCCCCATCACCAGATTGCCCGACCCGTCATTGGATATCTGAGAAATAACCTCTGTGCCCTGCACCACATCGCCTGCCACATTCACAGCCCCCACCGTCAGATCTGTCCACCGGCTCTCCGTATTTGTGAGACCCAGCTTCTTAGCAGGCCCTCCAATCCCAGGCACGGACACAGACTGAATAGATAAGTTCTCGCGGAGGTCCCCGGCTGGGTCAGTAGCAAAGCTAAGAGTGCCAGAGATGCTGGAGTTCTGCCACCCCATCAGCATATTCTGACTGGGGGGTATAGTGATACTCTCGCCCTTTGAGACAAAGTAAGGAGTATCGGGTGACGCATACGAGAAAAGCGGCAGATAGGAGGACATCTGCTATGGTCAAACATAATTATGTTTCACTATAGTATATGCATCTCACAGGTCACAAGTTTCACGAGTTTGCAAAGAGCACTGAGTATGAGATACACTCCTATAACTTTAAGAAGACCCCGATGCCGCGCCTCGTGGCACCACACCCTGGTAATATGCCGGGCACAACCATCCCCCTCGCAATTGCCAACAGAGCTTGTGATTCTCGCAATAACTTTGTGAGCCCTAACTCTCCTGATGTGATAAGGATGAGCAGGGGCCTTAAGATTGTGGGGGTGGCGTAGTGGGGCCGATATCGATAACCGTGTCACCGAGGTCCTTGCCCATACACTGGCTATGACACTTGGTGTGATTTATCATCGTAATAATATTTTGGATACCGTGAATGCACAGCGATATGATACCAGCTACTGCTCCTATTTGGATTGGCAGCTGGTCCATCTACTGTATGGATGCGAGATATGTATCGCGGTCTGCTATAGCCTCTTCCATAGTCTCGTGATATTTCTGATATTTAGGATGACCTTGACGCTGGAATCGCACTACATAGCGTATCCCTCCGGACTTCAATGTCCATAAGCTAATATATTGCTTACCAGTTATCTCTGATATCTTGTGAGTCCTATTCATCATATTGGCGCTTTTGGAAACCCACCGGAGATTGGACGCGTGGTTATTATTCTTATCACGGTCGATATGATCTACTTCACAAGTCTCCTCTGTAGGCGCTGGGAGGAAGCGAGAGGCCACAAGACGATGAAGCATCTTCAGTTTGTTGTATTGAGAAATCTGCCTATAGCCCAATGTGTCAGTTGCGCCTTTCAATATGCGATTACCCTTTCGGACCTGACCATCAACAGAGACGCTATAAGTGTCATCTATTGGTAGCCACATTTCTATATGTAGTAGCACTCACCGTTTAGGCCATCTATTGTTTGGTCAGCTTACTGATAAAGTAATTTCTTAACCGCAGAGAAACTGAAGGGTTTGCCCACGCCCTCCACGGACTTGATATCTGGGATGTGCTTGGCGACGTTCTTGACCGTCTTCCCGTCAGCGATGCCATTGGGATGCTCCTCCTTCTGCATTCCGGCCGCAGTAGTAACAGTTTTCTTATTGACCTTCAGGGCCTTCTTGATGGACTCCTCCTGACCCGGGAACATTGCGGAAATGACCTGGTTGCCGGTCTCCTCATTTGTGATCATCTCGGTCGCATTCACTTTCTTCGGCTTACCTGTGGTGCTCAAGCCATTGCGCTCCTTGGGCACTGGCTTCTTCTCGGCGCTCTGCACAATGCCCTTCTTCTCGGCGGTCTTCTCGGCATCGCCTGGGAGCCCTGGCACGTCGATGGGCTTGGTAGTAACAGGGGTTGGGTCCACGGGCTTCTTGGACACGCCTTCCTTAGTCGCCTCGTCAATGCCGCGCACGGTATCATTCGCAGATGGGGCTGCCATGGGGTTCTCAATCGCCCCATCGGACTTCTTGCCCCTCTTCTTGCGAGGGTGAGGGTCAGGGAGTCCCTTCTCCTTCGCCTCCTTGCGCGCCGCCGCCACCTTGGCCCTTCCCGCCTTGAGCCGTTCCATCAATGCTGCCTTCTTCTCCGGAGTCATAGGTGCCATCTGTTATAATTAGAACTATGATTTCATTTTACGAATGTGGGCGTTGAATTTTTCACGATTACTGACATTCTGTAGCCATTCGAGTTTTGATACGGCGCGTGTAGCAACAGGTGCGGCTACAGGCGCGTTCAGCGGCTGGCGGCATTCTCCTGGCTGCGCATATCGAATGGTGGTATCACGCACTACTGGCTTCGGCTCCATACCGCACATTTTCAGTACTGCATCGTATTCCTCTGTACCAGGCTGTATACGATCAATACCCTTCGACTTGTAGTATTCTATAACCTCTCTGAAGGTCATCGACATTATAGAGTATATTGAGGGCTGCTATTTTCTGTCGGGCGCGTTGATCTGTAGAGCGGCCAGCTGCTTCTTGGCCGTGGCGAGCGGCAGTGGGTGGAGCGAGTACTTACGCTTCGTATCCTTGTTCTGGACAAAGTAGCCTCCGTGGCCGGCGACGATGTGGTAGGGCATCTACACCTTGATAATATAATTCACGGACACCGTTGGCAGAGGCTGGACACCGAGAGCTATGACGTTTTGAGGCCCTATCAGTCCAGGAGGGAACTGTAGGGAAGTAGTGTCAAACCCTGGTCCGCCTACTGAGGGGCTTGTCTGGGCTGTGTTCGCATTCGTGAAATTCACATTAGGGTCTCCGCAAGCTTGGTTAGCTCCATCCGTATTGTATGTCGCAGCCCCTCCCTTTTGGATATTGTAGTTATGAGCGTGTGGTGGTATCTGATTAGGAGCAAGAGAGGGCGCATAGTAGGCAGGTGCCGTGAAACCTGGCTGGTAGGGTAGAGTAGTGTTAGGAGTTGGGAGCGCTGGCTTTGGAAATGAGATACTACCAGTGTATGGCCCAGCACCTGCACCGAGTGTCGCATTGATTTGACAGAAATACACGTTCCTTCCGTAATCCGCATAGAGCATCTGCACAACCGTAAATGGCCCAACGCCTCCACCTGTAGTAAAGACGCATCCAGGGACTATGATATTCAGAGGGGTTGTAGTGACCGCCGTTGAACCCAGCTGGATAATGACGTAAGCACTACTGCTTCCATTATTGGGGAGTGTCATTACAGCAACCGCAGGAGCGTTTGTTCCTGTAATACAGCCCACTGGTATTCTCGTCTGTAAGTCTGGAACCTGGAAGTTGCCCCCTGACCCTCCATAGAGATATCCAATCGCGACAAATAGTAATGGATACGTAGCAGAGGAATAGGTAGATCCGTCGCATAGTAGCCAACCAGCAGGAGCCGTTAGACCTCCAAACATAATGATAGCACCAGGTGGGTTCTCTGCCCCTGAAGGTAAAACTGGAACACCTCGGATGTTGATAGAGCTGACCTGTAAATCGGATCCAAATGCTCTGGGAGGAAGGGGTGGTGCTGGGGTTGTATTAGCGGAAGGCATCTGCACCGTTAGCGCACCAGAACTCAAAAAATACTCCTGTTGTGCGGCACCAAATAGCACAGCAGACCCCGTTATCTGGGCTGATGTAGCAGGTGGGAAGTTTGCGAAGTTTGCGGGGATAAATGCAATAGTGTATTGTGCTGGTAATGGCGGTGCTCCTGCTCCAAGAGTAAAGAGCGAAAAGAAGAAGCCTCCTTGAACGGCAACAGAAAATACGATATACTGTAGAAAGTAAGCAGGGTTTGCGGCTGCGAATGTCTGTATCGCCCCATTCACCATCGTAGTAAAGGTAGCATTGTTGTATGTGCCTATTGTTAATGGAATAGCTACAAACCGTTGAACGCCTGATATAAAACTAATAAAACACAAGACGTTATTGCTGGAAGTCACAACCCAGCTACTGTCTCCAGTATTTGGGTAGGAGGATTGATTGAGAAACTGGATAGTGCTCCAGCCAGTCCCGTTGATAGATGAGACGCCGAAAGCCGATGTGAATAGATTCTGGAAGGTAGAGGTGCCAAAGTTAGAAATGGCCGTCCCATTAATAGATGAGACAGTGAAGGACGATGTGTTGAGATTCTGGAAGGTTGAGATAGTCTGGCTCGCTGGTGGTGGGTACACGGCTCCATTGATGCTGCTCAAGGAGATACTGGATATGTTCATCTGGGACGCTCTCACTGTGAGTTGGCCTGGCGCACCGCTCGTCGTTGCTATAATCTGTGGCCCATTCGTGTTGTCCGCTACTAAGGCACACTGATTGGTGAGATTAGGAGAAAAGCATTGGAATATACTCCCACTGGTACCACCAAGGCTCGTAGCAGGATTTAAGAGGTAAGCAGGTTGCGATCCGTGAGATGCGATGTTATAGATTCCGAAGAGACTATCGATCTGAATCGCCCCTGCGTTGGAGTTTGCGTTGGTTGGAAAGGCGATCGAAGACACCTGGAGATTAGCACCGAAAGAGATAGGCCCTACAGGGTTGGGAGTATATGTAGGTGTCTGTGGGAGATTGATGGTATTTGGTCCTTGAACGGTCTGTAGTAATATATTGAAACCACCAGCACCAAAGATAGCACTGGAAGCGGCGAGAACAGGTGTGGTAATAGGAGGTGTGAAAGAGGCAAATGGGAAGTTGGCAGGAGGTGTAGAGCTCCAAATCAGCAGATAGGTTTGTTGGTAAGGTAGGGTAGGAAAAATCGGATTGAGACTTACCCCTATATTTCCGAGGCCGTTCGTACCAAATCGCAGCTGCCCCCCTGCCACGCCTTGAGAGACACTGGCCGCATCTACCATATCCGCGAACTCTGATAGGCTGTAGATGCCAGGGTCCAGGATGATCACTTGAAACTCATAGGTGGGCACAGGGGACAGAATCGTAGCACCGACATACAGATACTGGTTGCTAGCATCCACAACTATAACATTACCAGGCGTTGTAATAGACTGCTGGTTGGCATATTGTATCTGATCCCACGGGATAGAGTTGATAGTTGATACTACCAGGTCAGGAATGACGTTGCTCCCCCCACCGCCTCCCCCTGTAGGCAGAGGCACCCACTGCCCAAACGACTGGAGGCTGCTGGTCACAATAGTAGAGTTCGCCAGATTGAGAGGATCCGACAGAGAGCGTATACAGGTGGTGCCAGGTGCCACAATCGTGGAAATGAAAACTTCCTGTCCAGGTATGTTGGGCGCGGCCGACTGAACCAGACGCAGCACATTACTCGTCTGTGATCCCAGAGTACTGACCTGTAGCTGGGTCGTCCCATTGACCAGCTCAAAGGCATTCGGATTGATATTGGTATTGTTGCCATTCACGATTGTCCTCGGCATCGTCAGACCCGCTATACCCGTCGCAAGAGCTGTCACCCCCAGAGCAGTATTAAACACCCCGCTGCCCAGACCACCGGCCACACCCCCCAGAAAGCCACCCATGCCCAGATCTATGTTTGGACTGATGCCCCCCACAGAGGGATTGAATTGGATGGTGGAGAGGGAAGCCTTGGCCAAATCCGCGATCTCCGCAGTGATACTAGGTACAGTGATAGCAGAGCTGGTAAATTCAGCCCCGTTGATGCTGGATACCAATAGACTGGATATATTGGCCGTCTGTGTCACAAAGAGCGTAGAGAAGACGTTGCCGCCACTGGGCCCCCCGCCGCCACCCACAGGCTGTCCGTTGATGCTCGACACCCCGATAAGATTGAGCGAGTTGAGTGTGGAGATGTTGACCTGGGGGGACTCGATGTTGAGGCGACCAGATAATCCCTGCTCTATAAACCTAGCGACTGGTTGATTTCCGAGCACACCGTTGCCATAGAGATACAGGCCATTCGCTGCCACATCATCATAGGCCGTTCTCAATGAGTTCATGACCGTGACTTGATTGGATCCAGTGCCGACTCCGGTCGCGTTCGAGTTCATCGCCAGGTAGGCCGGCTGCTGGGTCGCGATCCTATCAAAGATGATAGGCGCGGTCACATCTGGATTGACGGCATCAGCCGCCAGCACAATAGCACCGGCCTTATTCACAGCCATAGTGCTGACCTGGATATCCGCAGTAATCTCTGTCGTGTTGAAGTAGGGCACATAGTAAGGCTGCTGACTATTCGCAAACGCCGGCGGGAGTATAGACATCTACTATGCGCTTATAACTTAAGAGCCTATTAATTGCTCCGGCCTCAATTTGGTTCGCATTATCTTCCCGTTGATGTTATCAATCAGCAGCCAGCAGTAGTCTGCCGTCAACTCCTTATACAGCTGAATCTTTGCGGCCATCTTCATATCGGTAGGGAAGAAGGCCGTCAGAAACTCTTTGATGTTCCTCTCAATCTCCGAGGCCGAGTTCATCTTGCCCAGCATCACGTAGTTTATATTGCCCCGGGAGAGCTTATCCATCATCACGAGCCCCTGGCCAGAGACGATACAGCTCATTCGCGAGTTGCGGTAGAGACACATCAGGCGCTGTATCTCCTTGTCATGTCTCGTGTGTGTCACATCATCAATAATGAACAGAAACTTGTATTTGTTCTTGGTCTCATGATTGATGCGGTAGCAGTCTTTGAGCACCTCTGGATGATAGTGGTCCGATGTGTTGCAGTGCTTCTTCACATAGTTATATGCGTCAGACTGCAGAGAGTTAGACATCAGAGTGGAGATGTAGTCGCCTGAAAAGAATTTCTTGTAGAGGTAATTCATAATTGTAGACTTGCCCGATCTGGTGCTCCCACAGAGGATGAAGCTGCAACCGAATTTATCATCTGGAATCTCCAAGGCGCCCAAATTGAGGACCGGGATAGAGAAACCCGAAACGCTGGATGCGACGGCGTGTGCCAAGTAGGTATCAGGGTTCTCTGCCATTCTAATAAACGGTATATTTTATAGATACACAGATGCCTGAACTACCAGCCTTCCTCAAAGAATTTATGGATATGCGAAAGCAAGTTAATAAAAAGGAGCCCACTCCGGCTGAAAAGAAGAAGGTGCTGAAGGGGCAAGTGAAACCGATAGATACAGGGCTGGATGGCACCAGTCTCGCATCTATCATTGAGAAAAAGCCTTCAAAGAAGGTCGTTGCGGAGTATCTACAGAAGCGTTGTGATGAGTTGAGCAAGGAGAAGATGAAATGATCTAACGGCCCACCTTACCCTGCGCGAAGTTCCCGGAGCCAAACGAGGCCATGTCATCTCTGGTGGCAGATGGCTTCACGCGCATCGTCTCGGGGTCCAGACTTCTATCGCTGTATTTGGGGATGCCACGAACGATGCCGTCAATAACGACCGGGAGGATACGCTTGGGCACGCCGGCGACAATTCCCTCCATCAGATGTCCCTTCGTTTTCGTGTGCTGCTCTCCGGTCGCTTTGGTCGCATAATCCCTACCGCTGGCGTGCATATGAACAGATGAACCTTCCTGGACCATTTCGGCTTTCGTCTTGCGTGCCATTATATTGAGAGTCCACATTTTAAATTAAAATATGGGCTGTGAGTATAACCCCCAAATGCAGTCAGAACTCACAGAGTCGGTGCAGCAGTCTATTCGTCCCGGCGAGATGTGTGACACATATTATGCGGGAGAGTCCAATACATCTAAACAGGCCTTTCCAGCGATTGTCAACACGCGTTTTACACAACAGCTGACGACATTAGGTGCAGGATCCAGCCAGGTAATCATATCGCCAAATCAGGGAATCTCCGATATCATACTGCAGCTGACCTTCCCTACCGCCACCTCCGCGGATGCAAATCTGGCACTGCCACTCGGCTGGGGCTACAACATGGTGAATAGGATCTCCGTGCGCTATGGCTTGACTGTTGAGGTTTAATCTCAACGACTGGGTCTTGTCCTACTCAATAAAGTAGGGCTCATTTCCGATATGCGGGAAGTTCCTAAAGTCTGATATACCACCCTCCGGACGAAAGCCCGATAGGGGAACAGGGGTAATGTCCCTTCCCAACGGTAACAACTATCAGAATGAACAATGGATAATCCGCAGACCTCACCTAATCCCGCTATGCAAGGGTATGGTGTCTGTCTCATCGACTACCAGGAAAGTGCGTGAGGGGATTAGCACCCCCCTATGATCGCAGAAGGTATAGTCAGGCGTGATATGAAAGTATCACGAGGGCCCGCAAGTGCCCAATTTTTTTTCACCGGCGCCCAGATGCTGCTGGCAAACCTGTCAGAGGCCGAGAATTCCATCAAGGCAAACAACATCCTCCAGCAGGGCGGACAGCACGCAGTCGGCTCCGCAGCTATGAACGGCTCGAAAGCCTACCTCTACCTCAAGCTGCCCCACAACAGCGTCAGGGCTGCCGGTAAGCCCTTCCCCTTCCCAAGTGACTTACTCGTACAACCCATCGTTTTGACTATCGAGCTGTTTGCACCCCAGTCCGTCATCTTCGTCGGCACTGGCGGCAATGCCACCAACTTCCCCGCCGCCCTCGCCGCGGCCCTGGTCCAGGTGAAGCAGGAGATGCTGACTGACTCTTCTGACCTGCTCGCTAGGCGTGTCGATATGAATACCCAAGCGTACACCCTGCCGCTTATGCATTTTGCACAGCAGGAAGTGCAGGTGCCACTGGCATCTGGCGGCGCAGCTCCCTACGCCCAGAGCGTGAATCTGACTGGTTTCCGCGCTGGAGAAGTGAAGTCCATCCTTCTCTGGCTGACTCCTGCTACCATCACTCCTGGCCAGGCCCTGGTGTGGCCTAACTTAAGGCAGGTAGTGCTGACCTACAACGGCGAGGTCTTCTCTCGCTTCGACGACGAGTCTAACCAGCTCTGGAATCTGGTCAGCGACGAGAAGGCCTCCGCTGTGACCAGCCAGGTGCTGACCGTGGCCCAGCCTCCTACCGCCGCAGCCTCTACGGCCTACTGGACCGAGCTCCCCTTCTCCCAGGTGAATGTGGCCTGGGACAGGGAGAGCAAACTTGTGCATGGAAAGCCTAAACATGGATGGGCTTGTGCTGCTACTGATGTAGAGGAGGACCCCTCTGCTCCCAGTGAATAAGGCAGTGCTTATTTCCGATATGCGGGAAGTTCCTAAAGTCTAATCTACCACCTCACCTCTGAAAAGGGGATGAGGGAACAGGGGTAATGTCCCTTCCCAATGGTAAAAACGATTAGAATGAAACAATGGATAATCCGCAGACGTTTCCTACAGCCGCTATGCAAGGCCACGGAATCTGTCTCAACGACTACCAGGAAAGTGCGTGAGAGGGTTAGCACCCCTCGATGATCGCAGAAGGTATAGTCTAGTCCCTAGCTGAAATATGGTGAAAACCAGGGTAGCGTTCAATGATCCTGAACGCAGTTGTGAATCTTACCTTCAACTGCCCCGATGCGGCAGCCTACACCCTCCACGCCGTCTACAACTACAATGCCTCTCTGCTGTGCTCTCGCGGGTCTGCGGAGTATATATTTTAGAAAGGTCCCCCCCTGACTGCTGGCTGAATGCGACGATAAAAAACACTATTACAAGTATTTCGTGATACTTATAATAGGGTTGCTCACAGCTGGGTTAATCATTATCTTCTTCTTGACAGAGAAGCGTCATCTGGAACTCTGTGGGGTTATCGTTCGTCCAATAGATTAAATCGCCGTATTGGTCATACAGCGAGAAATCCAGATTATACACCGTCTCGTCCTTATTCCACCGAATGATTTTGGGAGTATTCAAATCGGCGGTTAAAGTGAATGGTTCAGAGCCGATAGTGTATGCGCCACTTGTCGGCTGTGGGTATGTAGCACCCGATAGATATGTGCGGGATATCAGGGCCACGCGCCCAGTTGTCGTCGTATCGCTATCTTTCACCTTCTGGAACTTGGTCAGGTTGTTAGAGACGATATCGATATAGGGCGTGAACAGGAAGTTTGGAGATGCTGTCTGTATTATTGGTATAATAAAGGCCCTATCATCTCTACTGACTTCTATGGTTATACCGAAGAGCCGATATGTTTTCAAAATAATAATGAGCTGATCATCGTTAAGACCTCCACCACCTGCACCCATAGGCGCTTTCAAATAGTTGTAGCTAGGGAAAAAGAATCGGTAGTTAGAATTTGGATCTACTTGGAAGGTAAATGCGTTTCCATATCCTATATTACCAGGTTGTGTGGGCTGATTAGGGTCCAGTGGGTTATCGCCTGTGCCTGCATTTGAATATGTCACTGTCATACCTGAAAGATCGGGAATCAAAGACCTTATTTGCACCTGCATCATAGCAGCGAGCTCATCTGGACTATAGAAGCCATAGGGTATATTGATATATGCGATGTCAGGGTCTTGCGGCCCTGCTGTGCCCCATGCGATAGCGAATATATCATTCCCAAGTCGTTTTGCTTTCGTTGGATCGTTCGCTCCTACATTTCCAAATTGAATTCGATTGCTCGGAACAACAGTGGGTATGCGATACTCGAGCTGAACCTGGGAGATGGCAATACGTTTAATATAGCCATAGATGAATGCGCCACTGCTAGATAGTTGAAATTCATTTCCTGGTTGACCTATACCTTCATACAAGTTGAGAAGCCCAGTATCCTTACGTGCAGGGCTTCCAGCAATACCTGTTGTGTATCTGTCCAAACTTGACACTGCTAGTATCGCCGATGCGTTGTGATACATACTATACTAGACCGGGATTATGTTTCGCTCACTGTTAGTGTGCATTGGAACTCTGTGTTATAGACACTGCTCCAGAAGAGTGGGTTCCCATACATGTCGAACAGTTGAAAATCGATACCCGAAAGAGCCTCCTCTACCGACCACTTGTTATAGTTAGGGGTCGCCCAGGAGGTATTGATGATGGGCATATTGATGAAAGGGGGGTTCGTCCCTGTGTTAGCCACGACGCTGTTCGTAGCAGGGTCAGTGCAGGCGTTGTTCGCCGTCAGATATATGCGGCACACCACATCCTGCCTGGCCGCGTCGGTAGAGTTGGTATCTTTCACGCGCTTATACTTGGTCAGGGCGGATGAGCAGACATCCACGTAGTCCGTGTAGAGCATATTTGGGGTGCGGCCAAAGATGGTCCCAGAACCACCGACGCCGGTAGTGTAGGCCTCGGAACCGAACCCGAAGAGCTTGGCGGTCCTGTAGCTCAGAGTATTCAGAGTCTGGTCTGTCCCTATAGCGGTAGCGCCATAGGGTGTCACGCCGATAGTATCATTCGCCACGTTGGTAGCAAAGGTGAATATGCCGTTGGTGAATGTGACGGTGAAGGCAGTGGGGGTCAGACCAGGCCACGCCCTGATAGCCGTCTGCATATAGGCCGCCAGACTCGTAGGGCTATAGTTGCCCGTTGGAATCACGAACGCCCTAGTGAAGGTATTGGCACCCGCTGCCTGGTAGTATGTCAGGTAGATGGTTCCATTGCCAAACTGCCAATCGCTTCCAGAGATGATGGTGGGGCAGCGGAAGAAGAACTGCATCTGGGTCAGCGCCATCCGCTCGAAGTAGCCATAGATCAGGTTACGGGGCGTCTGGCCACTGACTACAAAGTTCGCTACCGTCAGCCCTGGGCCACTGGCGTTATAGTTCACCTGGGCCGTCCTGGTAGGCCCTATGAGCTTGGCGAGCTGCTGGGTCGCAACACCTGCTGGCATCACCGGAGAGTTAGTGTGAAATCTGTCCAGGGAGTCAATATGGAGCTCCGCGCGCGCAGGATCTCTCTGTGGCTTCCCTTCCTTCTCCTCTCCATGCTGGCTGTGCAGTTTGGTGAAACGGAAATCGTTATTGCCGACGTCCATTGCTATATTCAGGGACCCTATATTTTATGGACTTCTAAAACACTCCCATTACGTCCTGACCTCTACAAACTTCACACCGCCTCTCGCTTTCATTTTCCGTTTCAGAACTGCCTTATCATACTCATCTAACGCGTTCGGTTTCAACGGCTTCAGTATCGTCAAGGGGTTATTGGGACCGCCTGTGCGGGTCATATCTAGTGTCCTATATTCTGCTATCTGCTCTGCAGTTGGTGCTCTTAGGATATTATACAGCTGGTGATTCATTCGATTCACATGAGGTCTCGGGGTCGCATCCATTCTGATATAGCCTACACATTAAATCGCTTCCTATAGGTCGCCAGATTAGTCCGTAGACTGGGAGCGGCTCCCCACAGGAGATAGTAGGACAGAAAACCAGGACGCGTAGGGTCCCTCGTCTGTAGGTCCTTTTGGTGCCTCTCTCTGTAGCGCTCCCTCTGTTCCTTATCATGCGTCTTGGTGTAATCATCCATCCCTGCAGCACCGAAGGGCACCACTTTCTTCCTCCCCGTATCAGATAGGAACGTCGCATCGAATTTCTTACCTGGTATGTGACTCGGGTGCACACTGACAAGCTCTGGCATCTACCAGGGCCCGCGAATAGAAAACGGCTGGGGAGATCCATTCCCTCCAAATCCCCCCCTCCAAAATCCCCCCCTCCAAAACGGCTGTAGAGTCACTTTCAACTCTACATCCCAACTCTACATCTCTACATTGACGTATTTCCCGTCATGGCCTGTTTTTTATTTTATAGTTTATATCATAATGTAGAGTATGTAGAGTTGAGTAGAGGTCTGGGGGAGAGAAAGGAAAAAAAGGTGGGGGGAAAAACACCCCCCTCCAAAAGTTTCAAAGCTGTAGAGTTTCCAATGTAGAGTTAAGACTCTACATCTCTACATCTCTACATCCCCCCCCTCTATTCTGCCTGAAGGAAGGCGGCCTTGCAATACCTCTGTCCCTTCTCATCTCGCTTCTTGAACACGATATGGTCGCGAAGCAACGGCAGAAGCCTGATACCAAAGCTTTGGGTGTTCTGGGCGTGAGGGCGTTCCTCGGATACACAGAACTGACGGTAGGCGACGAAGAGCTCTGTAGCGGTGGCAGGCTGTCCATCCCACTGCAGGATGAACGCCTCCTCAGATGTCTGCTCAGCCTCCACGATGGCGGTCTGCATCTCACACTGCGGCAGGACTCTGGGATTGAATCCAGTAATATCGTAGGTGGAGAGGAAGTTGCCCACAGCCGCACCGGCCGCTGGAGTAAAGAGCTCCTTGCGCACCTTGGTCCACCAGTCCACGTCACCGACCTTGGATGGTGAGCAGCTAGCGATGACGAAGCGCCTCTCGCCGTTGGACATCTCTACAGGGCAGGCGCCGTTGGTAGTGAAGACGAAGCGATTGTAGTTGGGGAAGACAATAGCCTTCTGGCACTTGGGATTGAAGACCTCGGTCTGATTGGTGATGAGCGACTTCAGCTTATCGGCGTTGCGGAGGCAGATGCCCCTATTAGCCTCCTCCAGTTTACAGAGGAACTTGTTCTGGCGGCCAGTGTCGTGTCCGTTGAAGAACTGCTCGTTGCTGCCATAGTTGAATGAGTAATCCATACCGACCACAAACTCCATGAGGAAGTCAAAGAGAGTATCCTTGCCGCAGCCCTTGATACCCGTCACGATGAGAGCAACGCCAGGGAGGTCAAACGGCTTCTGTATCATATGGGCGAGCCAGGAGAGGATGTAGAGCTGCTGCTCTGTATTACCCATCAGCTTCACCAGCTCGAGGAAGATATCCAGGCCGTTACCGGCTGTGGCATCCTCCCAGACCAGCTTCGGGGTCATAACAAAGGTGGAGGGGTCGTCAGATGGCTGCATCTGGATGGTCTTCACAGTGCGCCTGTTCTTGTCCTTGCGCCAGATATCAAAGAAGGTCGTGTAGTCCTGGAACTTGGTAGAGTGCTCAAAGCGCCAGGGCCCAGAGTAGGCCTCCCTCGCGTGCTCGAGAGTCATTCGCTGCAGCTCCTTGCCGCGAACAGATACCATCTCATTGTTAGGCTCATAGTAGAAGTTTGTCTGCTCGAACCGCCCCTTCATCTCGTTGTAGGCCTCGCGACTCACGCCCTTCTCTAGCTCCTCGGTGGCGAGTGGCATATCAAACGAGAGGAACTCCTTCACAACGAGGGAAACCGCATATCCAGTATCAATCTGAATCTGCTTCTCCACCTCCTTCATATCCGCGATGATGTCAGACCCCTCCCTCTTCCTCACCATAACACCGTCATAGGCGAGGACATCCACGGACCATCCGCGACACTCCAGCGCACTCTTCATTGAGAGCATACACTTGCGCTCCTCGGTTTGGAGAACGAAGGAGAGAAAGGTTCCATAGATATTGTCCTGGGTCTTGCAGTATTTGTAGAGCTCTGCGTGCTCGGGTCTGGTGCACAGGAACTTGGAGAATGTGCGGACCTCATTGGAGAGCGTCCCGAGATACTCGTTAGTGTTGTGACCACCGTAGAGGATACGGATAATCTCTGTCTTCGCCTCTTCTCTGGAGCCGCCGACATTGCGTAGGAACTCATCGCGGTTCTGACAGAGGCGGGAAACCTCTGGGAGGTCCTTGCCGTGCATGTTGTGCGCGAACTGCTCCAATAGAACCGGATGGCAATTGACGATATCAATGTCATGGTAGTAGTCCTTGCACAGAGTGCCCCTGCACTCCTTCTCCAGAGTCTCCAGAGAGCCCTTGGATCCGTAGTAGCGACCGTAGCCGAGATTACCGGCGCGGGTCTTGGACAGTTTGTAGTTGACGGACTGCTGGCATTCCACAGAGCCCTTCTTCTTATTGTTCCAGAGCGACTGCAGGATGGCGGCCTGGCCCGGGTCGAGCTCTGCACGGCGATTCCACAGATAGCCAAGACCGGCGCGGGAAAACAGCTGGGTGGTGGTCAGGTCGGGGCAGGGGGCGGTGGTCATTCTACTAGGGGGTAGAGACATTTTTTTAGGCGCCCGGGCGAGGGGCCGGGGGGGACTCAATTTTGCCGGGGCCGGGGGACGGACCGGAGAGGCAAATGCCTGGACCCCGGGCGGGGGACAACGGACATTTAAACAAAAATATCTTGCAGTATTAGAATGGAAATGCCTACCGCCCCTTGCCTATTTCTGGATGATGCGCATGTGATTGTGGTGTGTCCTTATTGCTTCCAGCGTCACAAGCACGGTTCGGGGGTGCTTGGAACCCGGGCGGCGCATTGTGGAATGGGCGAGTATATCATCGGTCCTCCGATGGCCGATACGGCGGTAGTGCAGGCTATCAAGCAGTATAAGGCGAAGATTGAGTCGAAACGGAAGAAGCCAAATGTGCCCCAAGAATAGATGAGTCAGCCGGCATATAAGCTATTCTGGGTCAGACCTGATATCCGTAGCGCAATGCAGAGTCTTTCATACTGGCGTGCGAAGATCAGAGCTGGCTTCACAGATGATAGGAGTATCGAGCGATATGCGATGTGGTATTACTATGTGGAGGATGAGCGTGAGAAAAGGGGTGTGCCGGCCAAGAAGAGGCAGGGCGAGCGGGGGAAGGATAAGAGGCCCCGTAAGCGTCCAGATAGAACTATTAGGATCCGGCAGGCGGCAGTGGTGCCGCCTGCTTGGGTCCCGGACGAACTCCGATGGGATTGATTCAATTCTTTTTTAACAGTAGAATGGAGCCAGTAGTAGTATCACCTTTGATATATTGTCTGGAACTAGAGCAAGGGAAATACTATGTTGGTATTACTTACAACCTGAACTTCCGTTATGCGCAACATAAGAGCGGGGAAGGGGCGCGATGGACGAAGCTTTATAAGCCTCTCCGGATAATGGAAGTGATTAGTGAAGATGTTGACCGCAATATGGAGGACACTATAACTCTGCAATATATAGAGAGGTATGGTGCCGAAAACGTCAGAGGAGGCTCTTACTGCAAGATTCGATTGGATGTGGGTTCGCATTCGTCTGTGGTGTCTACACCGTAATCGACCTCGTTCTCGATCGGCTGTAGCATGGAGTGAGCTGTTCCAACAGAGGAAGCCGCATCCAGTATAATCTCAATAAAGCTAATTTGTATCGGGGTCATCTTCCTCGGTCTTCTTAAAGTCTTCAGGCTTTCCATCTTGCCATTTCTTATTGGCGCGATAGAATGCATTCGGCTTTTTAATATAATCTGCGGGAAGCACCATAAAGAGTGCGGAGTAGTAGAGTCTGGCACGGGAAGACTGCTCCATCACAGACTCTGTATCCTTCTTGGATGTAAGAGCCTGGATCGCGGCATTGACTTTACGGGTAGCTTTCATCATCTTCTCGATGGTGTCTAGACCTGTCTGTACCGTGATACGATTCAGATGCACTTTGTAGAGGTTGATGGTATAGGGGCTCTTGGGTTCACCGTTGCGCTTGAGATTATTCCAGACTGCTGGCATCTGAAATTTAGAGGGGGTATCTGGGGTAACTGGCATCTGTTCTGGTGCTAGAAATTGTGGAGGGGCGCGGGCGTCAATTTTAGATTGCATCCAACCCTTCCCTGAAGGAACTACATATCATACAGCGGATTCTGATATAGCCAGAAGATATTCATGAGATCCTCAGTAAGTGACAGAGTTAACGTAAGTTTGCGGCGAATAAATTTTCAAGTGGCAATCGGGATTTT